GTTAGAAACACAGGCCGTTAGAGCCCTAAATGGGTTACGAGAGCCAGGAAACGAAGCCTTATTAGCACTCCTTAAGAATGAACTTGAAGGAGCAAAGCAGAAGCTAGTGTACGCAAACGAAACGGGAATACTCCACCGTTTGCAGGGACGAGCAGAAGCTTTTGAAGACTTACTGAAAGCGATTGATGAATCGCAGAAGGTGATTAAGGAGCGGTAAGGAATTACCGCGTTTGTTAAGCACACCATAACGGGAGCAGCATACCAATAGGACGCTGCAAAACAGAGTTGGTGCTTTAAGGAGAAAGAAAATGGCATTGCCAAAACAAGTGCAGGCACAGCTTGCTGAAGTTGAAGAAATAGAGAAACAATTAGCCCAAGACGAGAACCCCAAGAAAGAAGGGTTGGCAATCGTTGAGGATACCAAAGTTGAAGTAACTGAAGAACAACCGACGGAAGAACCAGTAATTGAAGAAGTAAAGCCGACTGACACTTCGGACGGAGTACCAGATGAATTTAAGCAGAAGTACAGTACCCTAAAAGGTAAGTATGATGCTGAAGTACCTAGACTGCACCAGCAGGTTAGGGAGTTAACAGAGAAGTTAGGAAGTATCCAGAAGGGTATGGAAGACGCGAAGAAGGCTGAGTCTGAGAAACCGAAAGAGAAAGTTAGTTATGTAACCGATGCTGATCGAGAAGAGTACGGTGATGATTTAATTGATTTCCAACGACGTGTTGCGAAAGAAGTCTCTCAAGAATATGATGGACGTTTTGAACAACAGGAGAAAGTAATTGCAGAGTTGCGCGAGCAGGTCTCAAGTACCGGTAACCAAGTTGGCGAGATGGGTTTTACTCAGAAACTAAATGTTTTAGTTCCTGGATTTGACCAACTTGACAACGACGAGCGTTGGGTTTCATGGTTGAATGAGTATGACCCTATGTCTAGGGGACCACGCAGAGACCAAGCTCAAGGTGCGTTTGATAGAGGCGATGCAGACTCAGTAGCTCACTATGTGAAGTTATTTAGAGAAAGTGTTGACCCTGTTGACCAAACTAAGAGTAATCGCCAAGCTGAACTCGAGAAGCAGGTAACGCCAAATCGTTCTGCGAGCACTAGTGCAAGTAAGAGTCTAGTTGGTTCTAAGATTTATTCAGCTAAACAGATGGATAAAGCTTGGGCTAAAAATAAGGCTTTGAACACGAAGGGTAAGTATGACGAAGCGGCAAAACTTGAAGCTGAGCTAACAGCCGCCTATATGGAAGGACGAGTACAAAACTAGTCACGATTATGGGAATAAGTTAGCCAACACTGTTAAACTTTTATAAGGAGTAAGAAAATGGCTGTATTCCCAACCACCGGTGCCTTTACAACGTCACCAACGTATTCAGGCGGTTTTATCCCACAATTGTGGTCAAACAAGCTGAATGCTAAATTTTATGCAAACACAATGCTTTCAGAAGTGTCTAACACTGACTGGGAAGGCGAAATCAAAAACCAAGGTGATACTATCCGTATCCGTACTGCACCGTCAATTACTATTCTTGACTACGCTGGCGCTGGTTCAACACTAACAAGCGAAGTACCTGCACCAATCTACACTGATATGCAGATTAACAAAGGTAAGTACTTCTCAGTTCAAACAAACGACGTATTAGCGCACCAAGCTGATATTGACTTAATGAACACATTCACTGATGATGCTGCTAAGCAATTGAAGATTTCAATTGAAAACGAAGCTTTCTTCAACTGGTTTGTAACTGAAGGTGCTCACGCGTCTAATAAAGGTGTAACAGCTGGTGCAATTTCAACTAGCTATAACTTAGGTACTGATGCTGCTCCAGTTGACGATGCTACTGCTCAGAACGTTTTAAACACTATCTTAGCTATGTCAGCTACTATGGATGAGCAAAACATTCCTGAAGAAGGTCGCTGGTTAATCATCTCACCTAAAGACCGTAACATCTTAATGCAGTCTAACATTGCGCAAGCGTACTTCACTGGTGACCAGTCAAGCACAATTCGTACTGGTAAGATTGGCATGTTAGACCGTATGACTGTATACGTATCTAACTTGTTACCTAAAGGTGTAGCTGGTAAAGCAATGGTTCCAGGTTTGTCTGCAGGCTCAACAGGTGTTGCAGCATCAGGTGCTAAGCTACGTCGTATGATGGTTGCAGGTACTAAAGCATCATGTGCTTTTGCATCTCAAATCACTAAGACTGAGCCTTTACGTAACCAAACAGACTTCGGCGATATCGTTCGTGGTCTATCTGTTTACGGCCGTAAAGTTGTTAAGAGCGAAGCTCTAGTAACAGCATTAGTTGGCACGCCTTAATACGCGTACTTAACTAAGGAGAGGGGGAGACCCCTCTTTTCCACCAAATTACGGAGTAACTTATGGCAACAATAAAAG